GGCGGTCAACACAGCAAACGATGCCTATGACCTGGCCTATAACAATCAGCTGCCCAGTTACATCAAGAGCACATATATCAGTGCCACGGAGGTCAGAAGCCCGACTATCTCAGGCGGGACCATTATAGGGTCAGAGATCTACGCCACCGAGGACGGAGACACTTACGCAATGATGGACGGAGACTCCTTTACCCTCATGCGGACAGGAAGCTCCCGGCCAAGAGCAATGTTAGAAGCCACCGACAGCGATGTGTCTTTGGTCCTTGGGAGCGGGAGCAGTAGCACATCGTATTCCGCCGGGCGCTTGTACATTCAAAAGGCGTATATCAGCGGGTTTGGCAATGCCGCCGGGATTATGTATGTAAAAGACAACGATGTCCCGTTTGGGATCATCATGGAGAGTGATGGTACATTGACGATCTCCGCAGACCAGGTCAATGGCGTGCCCGTGCGGTTTGGCTAAAGGAGGCTCAAAATGGCCTTTTCAGCCTCCTTTAGTTCTATTACTGAGACCTCCGCCCGATTTAGAGCATCGTTTACCGGAGGAGACTCAGGTTTTTCCTATTACCGATATGTCAGACTTGACATTGATAGAGATACCTATGAGATCCGGAGCGATTCAGCCGGAGGGGCTTCATCTTCCTTTTCTGAAACGATTCGGGGACTGGACCCTGGAACTACTTATGACTGGGAAGCACAGCTTGGATATGAGGATGCGTCAGGGTCCATTACATGGCTGAGCATTTATGACAGTGGTTCTTTTACTACAGATTCAGCAGCTCCGGCTATTGATCTATGGTCCTGGAGTTCATCGAATGGAGAGGCCAGTTCCAGCCAGACAAGAGCGGCCAGAAATGCCATGGATAATGAAGAGCCAGCAGAGAATTTTCCACATGAGGTCTGGAACGATATTGTAAATAAAGTGCAAGAGGCGCTTGATGCCTCTGGACTTAGCTGGGAGCGAAGCAGCTCTCAAGGCGCTACATTATCACGCTCCGGCTGCTTGATGTCTTCTGGGGACACATTGTTGACTGCTGCCATGTACAACTCCGTCAAATATCAAATTGGTCAAGGGAACGGATCGGACGGTATCTATGTAGATTCGGAAGATGAATTTACATGGTCTCATATTGAAAGCCTGACGGATTATCTCAACCTTTGGATCGAAAGTATATAGGAGGACCTATGAAGGAAGTTAGTGAAAAACTAAACAAAGTGTTTAAGTGGCTATCCGCCATTCCAGTCAGTGGAGAATCAGTGGACCTCATGTTTGCGGCCAAGCAAGAGCTGAGGGCAGCATATAAAATCCTGAACGAGATGTCCAAGGAGGATACCGATGGCTGATAAGAACATAGGGTCCCTCCCTGCGGCATCCACAGTAGACGATGATTCGCTGCTTGTTGCAGAACAGCAAGGGCAGGCGGTAAAGGTCACTGGGGCGCAGTTCAAAGGATTTGCCCAGCAGGCAGTCCGGCAGTATGTTGAGCAGGCCCAGGAAGCGGCAAGCGATGCGCTGGAAGCCTCTGAACAGGCACTTGAGGCCGTGGCTGGTATTGGTACTGCGGTGGAGGATACCAAGGCAAACAAGGAAGCCGCAGAGGCCGCTCAAGCAGCCGCAGAGCAGGCGAAGGCCGGGGCCGAAGCTGCCGCCCAGGGTGCAGCGGAAGAGGTCAAAGAAGAGCTCCAGGGGCTTGTAGATCAGGCGGAGACCGCAAAGACTGGAGCAGAGACTGCGAAGAGCGGAGCGGAAGCGGCAAGGACTGCAATCGAAAATATGCTGGTAGAGGCCATCACACTGGAGACTGGACAGCCGGCCACGGTCAGCAAGTCTCTGGTGGATGAGGTCGTAAAGCTGACCTTTGGACTACCGGCTGGTCCTGTTGGCCCACAAGGTGAGACCGGAGACCCTGGCTCCAGCATTGACCGCATCGAGCGCACGAGCGGCACTGGGGCGGCAGGGACTACAGACACTTACACCATCTATCTGACTGACGGGAAAAGCAGTACATTCCAGGTCTACAACGGCGCTGATGGTATTGGATCTGGCGACATGCTGAAAAGCGTCTATGACCCGCAGGGAAAGAACACAGATGTTTTTAAGTATGTAGACGATAAGATTGCAGATATTGATATCCCCACGCCTGAGAACATCGTTACTGTTCCCGGCGGTGGTCAGCTGGAAATGTCGGAAAGCCTGGGAAGCGGCCCGTACACCATCACTTTCTCGGAAGATGAGGGTGAGGGAGGCAGCTTTTCCGCATCTGATGTGGATTACAGCAACACCACCAGCGGTTTGGAGGCAACTGATGTTCAGGGGGCTATTGATGAGCTGGCGGGGCGTCCTTCAAGAGGTCTAACTCAGGAGCAGGCAGACCAGAGATATTTGAAGCTATCTGGTGGGACAATGGAAGATAGCGCCGAAATCATAGGGAAAAATTTGGTTATTAGCTCAAATACAATTAAAAATGACGATTTTGGCGCATTTTCCGTCAGCGGTACTAGCGCAATGATGCAAAGCAAAGAGCAAAATTTTATTTCATTTGTGGGAACATCGACCGCAGAGGCGCATATGTTTGCACAATATGACTTAAATTCAAGCGCCTATTCTTCTGTCGTGGCTAATGGAGAAAAAGTCAGGCTTGAAAGCGTTCAAGACAATACCCACAAAGCATATATGGAGTTAAAGCATGACGGTCAGATAGGTTTTGCGTTTTACAGCGGGGAGATAGTTCACATGTTCTCAGTAGATGCAAGCGGAGTAAATGTGTTCGATCCTCCGACAGAAGGCACCAATGTGGTCAATAAGGATTATCTGGAACAAGCGATTTCAGATGCCGGGGGCACAGAAGTTGAAACGACATTAACTGTACTCACGGCGTCTGGGTGGGATTCCAATTCCAAGACACAAAGAGCCGAAGTGACGGGAATATTGGCGGATGAAACTAAGCAGCTTATACAGCCAGTGCCAGCCATCTCATCTCAGCAGGAATACATGGCAGCAGGAATTATGGCAACAGAGCAAAGCGATGGGGCGTTGATTTTTACTGCAAAGACTGTTCCGAATACAGACCTACGAGTATATATAAACATACAATCCGTAAAGTATTCC